TCCTCAAAAACACTAACGGGCTTCTCGACCGCCATATTGAACCCAAAATCAAGGAACCACTCACGTAGCCCCTCACTAAAGTGCGCAACATCGCGACCATCCAATATCACAACACAATCATCACCGTTGTTACCCAAACTACCACGCAGCCCCTTCTCTTTCAGATAAGTATAAATTAACCCACACATGAGAACACAATTCCCCAAAGAGGTATTCATATCCCCAGACATGCGAGCCCCGTTGCGCTTATACCGGATTGACCCATCATGCGCCCGCCCTTTCCCAATATTCTCAAGTTGCCAATTTAGCAACTTGCACAACTCGGGATCATAGCGAAACACACGCCGATATAATGTATGCTCAAACTTCAAAGCATCGACACTAACGTGTTGATCAAATCGGCTGGCATCCAACCCAATGGCAACAGGATTATCATACCTCTCCCATTTCTGACGGAAAATGGCTGCTTGCTGTTCGGCGGTGAAACCCTTCATTACTGTTGGTTCCCCAAAAACCTTCTCAATACCGGCAAAGCACCGATGCTCGAACGGACGCAAATACCTCCCCAACTCCACATTATATCGTGGATCACGGGGCTGTATTATCCGAGGAGCAGGATCCGGCTTCGCAGTAAAGTTAATCTTCTCTGCCTTAACAAACGTGCTTAGGTGCGAATCAAGCTTGGAGATTGGACTAGCTTCCAACGACTCCACTGCCCTTTCATAAGTAGCGAGCTTCCTGCCTGTGTAGAAACCAAGGAACTCCTCCCTGGTCACACGGGTATGAACACCACACGCCTTACTAAGGGAATTTAAGTAACCCATGCAACGTTTAAAAACTCCAGATTTGGGGGGGGGGGGTGGAACTAACACACCATCTTTCTCAACATAGAATAGCCTCTCAACTATCCCACGCCGTAAATTGGCAATAGAATGGTTATGTGTCGTCATTTTAATATCTGGAGCCACCCCTGGCACCTTGTAAACCACTCTAGGTTTACCAGCACCGCCCGAACGCTTGACCGACATGTCTGGATGATCGCCACGCATTATGGCCGTATCCACCCCGATCAAGCGCTCCGGGCCCCCTCATTCGGACTGTGGTTGTTCTACAGCCCGTGAATAGGGAATTACCCCCATCCACCAGCACCGCTGGGTAACCTTCTTCCCATGCGACGCACGTCGCTCAGTCATCTCAAGTGTTCCCCACAACTCACGAGCCGCTAACTCTGTGAGGGTGGGCATGAAGACCATGGCTGAGGCCAAATCTATAACTTTCATAGAATGGCTGACCACCAACTTGTGATCACGACACAAATCTCGCACAAATTTCCTGACAGCCCTGTGGTTTGCCGCAATATTACGAGGTACGCCAAATTCCTCCTTGGCCTTTAACACACAGTATGTCAGAAAACTGCCTCTATGAGCCTTCTTAATACGAGTACGCTGTTCCTGTGTATGGGACAGCATGCACTCCGGCTCCAATGATATCTCCATGTCTGCTTCAATTGATACATGGTTGGCCACCTGCTTGGCCACCACCTCCTGAGGCTTGCCTTTCCTCCAGGAGCGAATACCATACGACACGAGCTTACCAAAACAGCGAGCATACCCGAGAATAGCATCAGCAACTAGCTGAGACTCCATTTTAACGGATTGGTCCGGAACACGTTGGCGC